TTTTGAAGCTCAGCTTTTTCTTCATCGTCTGGTTCCATTTCTAAAAATATACCAAAGTCGTGTAAGTTAAGGTTTTCTATTTCTTTCAATGTTTCTACATTAAACGTAGATACGCTATTCATTAAAGAATTTTTAGTAAGAGGGAAATTTAATACATCACTTATTTTTAACGATATGTTTTCGCAAGTGCTTAGCGTTAATTGTATACTAGCATCTTGTAGATGCTTCGTAGCTGTGTTAGACGTATTGGCCGCCATCTTCTGCAACCCTACTAAAGCATTAGCATCAGGCATACTGCCATCACGGGCTTCATTTAAACCGGTTACATCTCTAATCATTTGCATGTTGTAATTATATGCAGTGATTAATGATTGTATCTTACCTATTCCCGACGAGCTAGATAGCTCTTGTATAGGTACCTTGCCTCTGTTCATGTCTCCTTCCTGCGTCATCGATCTACCGACAACAGAACCTGTTTGGAAATACATATTCAATGCTTCCTGAGGATTATAATTTGTGCCGTTACCTAAATCAACCTCGGCTAAGCCATCGACATCTAAGAATACGCCATCAGGAACCATTCTAGATAGCACCTGTTGAATTTTTAAATGTGTCAATTGTATAACATCGGCAAATCCAATACATTTGCTTATAAGCGACTGTATAACTCCTTTATACATTCTAGGTGCTGCTATAGAGTAACTCATTTCAACTCTCGTAGTATCAGCTAGCGGTCTTGTCATATTCTCAGACAATTCCCATTTAAGCATAAGGTCAGTGCCAACTACTTTAGCCCCCTCGTATAATACCTCTATTGATCTCGATACTCTGTCAAAATTATCATTTGCCGGAGGATTAAACTGATCGGTTTTTTCAATAGCTTTTTCTAAGCCGTTATCTGTTTTCTTTATTTTAAATACTTGATCCGTATAGGTCTTGTATTCAAAGTATAATACTTGTACTGTATTGTAGTCGTAATTTTCAAACCCTCTTATTAGCCTACGATTACCAGGCGACTTCTGTATACGCTCTAATTCTTCATTAGATATATTAGGGAATTCTTTTTTAAGCTCTGGTATTGTTATAGATTTAACTTCACCTACATAATATATATCGTCAAAGTTCGGGTCCTCTGTATATGACCATACGCAATAAGCAGGATCTACATAATCGACCACAATACCTTCCGCTGGATTGAATGACGTTTTAGTCATACCTATGCCTATATTAACAAGATCTTGATTAACCCTAGCTCTAGTCAAGTGGTATTCGTTTGTAGCTAGCACCGTATTAATAGCCTCTTCTTCTGCTATTTCTATAGCTGGCTTGTACTTAAGCTGCATGTGCAAATCCCGTTCTTCCATTGATTCTGGTAGCTCAGTATTTGGTATTACAGATTTCTTAAATGATACGCCAACCATTTCAGAAGCCATCGCTTGTTCCTTCTGCGTATTCATGTCGAACAATATGTTGTTCGCGTAATCTGTTCTTTTCTTTAATGATTCAGGGTCTTGTGAATACGAGGTTATATCGTATTGTTTCTGTGTAATACCATTAGCAACAATATTTGAAAACTTTGAAAGTATCGGAACTGGCTTCCAGTCTAAATTAAGATAAGACAAATCACCATTAATGGCTAATTCATCTTTGTACTTCTGTACACTTTGTTCTCCTCTAGCATATAACCGAAGGTTATGAAAGTTATTCCAGTTAGCAGCATACCTGTTCGACCCGGCACCGCCATAGTTAAACCACTCCTGCTCAATAGCTCTTGATACCTGCAATCCATATTCTAGCGTAGCTTTTTCAGCATCGCTAACTACCTGGTCAGGAAATGGGCTATTAGTATTCGTACTTACATTCATTTATTATATTATTTTTGAAGTAGTTCCCTCGTTATTGTATTTTTTAAATCCTAAAGAATAAACTTTTCTTTCTATAGTAGACTTCGGTGTATACCTATGTTTATTACAAGCCATTAAAGCCAAGCCTGAGCTTATAGATGCATCATGCTTTGTTCTGTTATTTATATCAAACCTAGCCCAGTCCTGCAATGTTCTTTGTAAATAAACATCACCATAGCCATCTACCTTCTCTCCTACAAAATCTTCTATATATGTTTCAATAGCGGATGCATGCGCTTGTTTTATATCCTCACTTGAATTAGGTATCCCACCTACTTCTCTTTCCGCTACTGATAACTTATTATATGTTCTGTCTGGTCTATTAATGCTAAAGCCTCTATAACCTCTTCTCTTTATATAATAAAGTAATCGCGGTTTGTTATTCTCAGCAAGTATAGGCATACCGTAGAAAACCATAGCCATCAATACATCTTCAAAAAACATTTCGGCCGTTGAGGGTCTTGCAATATACTCTAAGAAAAAATGATTAGGGGGAGCATCGGACATTGAAAACTTTGTTAATCCGTGAAGTGCTCCGTTAGAACCTCCACCGCCCACAACGCCACTAATATCATAACTGTCACAACCAAAAGCCCCAATATGCTCGTTTCCAGGATATTTGATACCATTTTTTATTATTATATGATTTTGTTGTTCTTGGTTTGGTACCCAAGTTATATAAAACCTACCGTCTTTATTGGGGTAGAACATAACCTCAGTATCTTTAATACCATTTTTCCATTGAAAGTTACCCTGTGTAACCATCGTGCTGTTTTTTAACTCTTCGTTGTAATCTATCTGTTGATAGATTTTTGTTAAGTTAAATATAGATTGCTTTGATTCATCTCTGAATGCGTGTTGTTCTGTTCTTGGGAATTGACGGTAATACTCGTTTAGTGCGTCTGCGTCATCTTTTAAACCCTCTACTTCATTTTCCCAATGATTAATAACACCTTCTTCTATTACATCGCCTTGAGGCCCTGTAATTTCTTTCTTCGGTGTTTCAAATACCGGCCAACCGTATTGATCTATGAAGCCTTCATAGTTCCACTCCATCGGTATGAACAGTTTATATAAGCCGCTTTTTGTTTGACCATTCTTGTTCCTATTTGCTACGTCAGAACTATCGTATAATTTTTTAAAGTTTTTACCGCCTTTGTCTAAAGCGTTTGATGTTGACCCCATCATGCACTTACCAATAACGCGACTACCTAATCTCAAACAAGTTTTAGTTACTCGCCAATTGTTAAGTATATTAGTAGGCCTTTCCCACTTACCGCTTTCATCGTGTACTAATAGCTTTAGTTTTTCCCCATCGTACGAGTTGTCTCCTGTGTTTTTCCAGTCGACCGTGGTGTCGAGACCAACAATTTCTTCTGGCTTGGCATTTGAATCGAGCTTCCTTCTGGTGAACTTTGAAGCGGGTACCCTGTATGCGAGTTCTGTTTTTGGTCGGTCCATTCCGTCCTGTATTGGTTTAAAGAAGAATGGATAGTTAACCGATATTGGTACAACTTTATCTGTAAACATTTTCTTTGCGTCGGGTCCAGATTTGGACAGTATACCAAATCGAGCATCCGAAGATATTGTTGCTTGGTTAACGGTCTCGCCGGAAGCCATGAAAGAAAATCCTGATCGCCTGTTCTTAAGGTAGCACATGCCGTAACATCTACTGTCTGCCTTGCAAGCTTCCCAGAATAAATAGAATAATCTGTTTGATTCTCGAAAGTCTGGTTGCCCAACGTCAATCTTGGACCACTGCAAGTACATGTAGTGAGTACCAGTAATATAAGTAGGCTTGTCTTTGTTATAAAACCAAAAACCTTCTTCACGCCTGTTAAACTCCCCGTCAATATACCCATACCATTTTTCTTTGAAAGCATTAGGGTATTTAACCCAATCAGCCTCGCTTTTTATTTTACTTAATTCTTTTGGATACTCATTAGCTTTCCACTTGTTTTCACCTTTATCAGGTTTATCCTGTAATAGCGGTAATGCAATGTGCACTCCGCTGATTAGATATATATCCCCTATTTTACCGGTCTTGCTTATAACAACAACATCGTGCTCTTTGTCATAACCGTAATCCCATTTAGCGTAGCGATTTTTTTTCTTAATTGCTTGCGGCCTAATATAGTCTTTGACTATACTATATAATTCCTGCTCATAAGCCATTACTTAGATCTCCCTTCCGCAAAACCTTTGAATGCAGGTTTATCAGAATCTTTAACTGCTTCCGCAATCATACCCTCTTCCTCCTGTATTCTATTTAATATTTCAAAAGCGTCTAATATACAAAGCTTTTTAGTAGCGGCAGCGTTTTTAAGTCTGTCAGCTGAAATGTCTTCTTCTGAGTCAACGATCTTTTCTTTTGCTACCTTTACTAATTCTTTAATTGCTTCTCGCCCAGCGGCTATTATACTCTTCTTCGTTTCTATCGAATTCATACTTTATAACAATATCATTTGATTTCATACAATACATAATTTGATTGTCTATAACAAATTCCCATTCGCTACCTGGTGTAAACCCTATTATGTCTCCTGGATTGATTCCAGCGCTCTTTAAGGAGCTATTACCTATTTTCAGTATACCAATAAGGCTAGCGACTTTATCTGCGTTTAAAATGTCTTTATTTTTGACTGGAGCAACAAAGCACCTATCGCCAAATGACTTCCAAGTTTTATTTGTTTTGTATAAATACACTTGATCAATACTGCAGAAAAACAATCCGTCTTTTAAAAACGATCTACTGTTCTTTTTGGTTCCTTTCATGTCGTAAAATACCCTGAATACATTATGATGTATTACAATCAAATCGCCTTTCTTAATTGGTGTTGCAAATGCAACGGGTGTTTCAATTACTTCGGCAATATTGTTGACATGTTTAAAACTTTCTATGGAGCTGTTTGTTACAAGGGTATGATCTCCAACTTTAACTTCGTTATCGTATCTTTGGCCTATGGGCTTTACGATAAAATCATATATACTTCGCATTAA